TGTTTAACATTGGTTTTAGTATTTGGTTGTAGCTTAGAATCGCTTTAGAAAAAAAAAGGCAGTCTCAATTAAAATCGAGACAGCCTTTAATTGTACCGGAGGAGGGATTTGAACCCCAAATACGACCGGTAAAATATCTAAAAATAACAAATGTGTAACCATAAGAATTATCAACGTTTTTTCATCTTTTCTTTGTAGTTTTGTATTTGTAATTATTTCGTTATTTGATAAATTTCCTTACTTATTCCTTACTCGAGTATGAAGACAGTAATTTCAAAATCACCTGGAGTTGTTCTCCGGAAAAAGAAACTAAAAAAAGGTTTCTCCCTTTACCTTGATTTCAATGTTAATGGTAAGCAATGGTATGAATTTTTAAAATTATACCTTACCGGAAATAAAGACACCGATAAAGAGACTATGGAACTCGCAAAAAAAATCCATGCTAAAAGAGTTTTAGAATTGCAAGCTCATTCTCATAATGAAATAGATATGTCAAAACTCCATTCTGATTTTATCGTTTTTTTTGAAGACTTGGGTAATAAAAAGTCAATGCAAGGAAATCGCAAAACCAATAAATGGACAAACACATTGAATCATTTAAAAGCTTATGCAGGAGAATCATTAAGTTTTTCAAATATTACTCCTACTTGGATAGATGGTTTCAAAGAACACTTACTTGCCAAATTAAAAAGAAATTCAGCTGCTACATATTTTGAGACGTTCAAAGCCTCTCTAAATTATGCTGTAAGGAATAAAATATTAAAAGAAAATCCGTGCAATTTCACCGATAACATAACACGGAAGCAAAATGAAAGAGTCTTTTTAGATGTTGAAGAAATTACTGCACTTGATAACACCCCATGCTCTTATAATGAAGATGTAAAAAGAGCATTCCTTTTTGCTTGTTTTAGTGGTTTAAGAATTTCTGATGTAAAAACATTGCGTTGGAAGCAGGTTAATAAAGACACTTTAAAATTTAGACAAAAGAAAACCAACGAATATGAGATAATGCCTTTATCAGAACAAGCAAGTAAATATCTTGGGTCTAAGGGTGAACCAGAAGAACTAATATTTAAACTCAAGGAAGATGAAAACACCAGAAGAATTATTATAAAGTGGGCTAAGGATGCTGAGATAGAAAAAAACATTTCATTTCATACTGCAAGACATACATTTGCTACCATGGCATTAACATATGGAGTCGATATTTATACAGTCTCAAAATTACTCGGACATTCAGAATTAAAGAATACTCAAATTTATGCTAAAATTGTTGATAAGAAAAAAAAGGAAGCTGTTATGATGCTTCCTAAAATTGAAAAGAAAAAGAAATAATCAATTTTTCTTGAACTCCCTTATCGATTTAGCCAATATGAAAACTGTTGTTGAGGATTCTTCTGTTGCAGGATTCGAGTGATCGAATTGATTGAATGATTTTTCGGAGTTGATGATTGCTTCATCAAATCTTGGATATAATTCTTCAACAATTCGCTTTGTACTCTTCTCACTTTTATCATAAGGAAATCCTAAAAGTTTACTCAATTCCCTACTGTAATGTTGCCTGTCCAAAGGTGATGAATATTGCTTGAAATGGTGTATAAACCAAATCTCAAAAGCTTGGATAGAATAGGCACAATGACATTTGTTTTTGGTAGCGAGAGAAATTGCATTGTTGAAATTAGTAGTTTCTGTAGCATCTTTATCGAATACAAGCCAGAATTCATCATAATTTTTTATTTCATCTTGAAAATTATTGATAGCATATTTGACAAAATCGTATGCATTAGTTTCATGCTTTGATTTCACCTGAATTTGCAAAGACAAAACTCTATTTGTATTTTTAAAATATTTGAAATATTCTACTTCTGTAACAGTTCCTTGTGTTAAGATAAAAATAGTTTTGTTGAATCTCTTTTGACCTATGCTTCTTTTCATACAATTTCCTCTTTTAGTTTGAAATCATCGAAAGAAGCAAGAAAAGGGATAGCTCCGTATTTGCCAATCAAGTAGTTCTTCTCTAAAGATTCGTCATTTCTGATACCATTTTTACCATTCTTGAAATCAACCAAAGAATAAAGTTCAGACTCTCCAATTTCATTTTTTTCAACAAGCCATATTTGATCACGTCTGAAAGTTTTTAAGCTCAATAAAGTAGTATTATGGGTTGTAAAAACTAACTGAGCCTGATGAGGATTTGTATTAGGATTATGGAACAGTTCAACAATTTTTTTTACTAATAATGGATGAAGCTTTGTATCCAATTCATCTACGAAAAGTGTATATCCATTCAGGAGGCAATCAATAACGGGTCCTGAAATATGAAAGAATTTCTTTGTCCCTTCTGATTCAAGAGCCATCATATTAAATCTAATTTCTTCTTGAGTTATTTTAGCTCCATCAAAAATTCTCTTTTTTACAAATATATCAGGTAGAACTTTTTTCTCTCGAGAAACATTTGCTTTTTCCTGATTAACATGAAAAGTTATAGATTCCCCTTCCGCTTTTACAGTTTCCAAACCAGAAATTGTTGAATCGGCAAATATAAGAAGCTCCATAATTTTAATTTTGAATGAATCTTCGTTTATAGCTTCTATAGTATAATCCCGGTATAAAAAGTCATCTATACCAGAAATGATTCTTAATTCAGTCAAATGTTTAAGAAATTCTATAGCAATTCCTTCATTGAATTGAGCCGCTTTGGTAATCAATAAAGAATTTTTAGGAATCATCTTGCGTTTAGATATTTCATTCATGATTTTATATTTGACTGCAATATCATAATCGCCCTTGATACGCTTGAATACCGAACTTTCACGTTCTTTCCTTATTGAGAAGCTTTCATTTACCACTTCATTAGGTGTCAAACTAAATCCATAAGTAAAATAAGTATCATCTTTTAAAATGATAATTTCAAAATCGGAAGGCTTTGATTTGCTTTCCGTATTTAAAAGATATGGAACAATACCTGTGTGGTCTTTCTCTGTTATGAAATTAGAACGATTAAGGATAAAGTCAATAAAAAACTGAAGTGCTTTTATTAAATTAGTTTTTCCACTTGCATTAGCTCCATAGATAGCAGCAGTCTTCAATAATGTAGTTTTTCTGATGACTGCTGTATTATTCAACAATCTTTCATCCTTTTCCTTAATTGGAGCGGTCAATAGACTAAATGTAACCTTCTCTTTAAAAGAAAGTATATTCGATATTGAAAATTGCACTAACATAATCTTTAACCACTTATATTGTGAAAAAAACACAAAATTAACACATTAGACTAAGATTACCAAATTTTATTTTGATGTTTTTGTGATATTTTCGATAATATCTGCATTAAGGCTAAATTTTATGTATTTATCTTTTTATTTGAACAAAATATCAATTTTCCAATTTAACTTTTTCAATCATTCTAACTACCCCGAAATAAATATCATTACTAAAATCAGTAATGTAAGGTTGATTGATGTTAGTGATCGAATTGAGTTCTATCATTTCATTCTGAACTTTATATCTTTTAACCCAGTAATCACCTTCATAATTGAGTATCACCAAATCATTGTCTTTAAAAGTTGCTCCCTTTTCAATAGCCAGTCTCCGAAAATATGTTCCGTTGAATTCTGGATCCTGTTCAGGGTCGATTGTACCTAAGTACATATTATCTTTGTTCAAAGTATCGAAATAGGACTTAAAACCTTTCCATTCTTCGAATTTATCGGAATTTTTCGGATTGGGTAGAAACCCTATTTCGATCTTCTCTTCCGTGTCAACCTCTTTAACATCAATGATTCTCATTTTGACACCTAAATTTGTTTAGTGATAAAAACAATAGTAACATTTTACTATCCTAATAAAATCAATACTGATTTCTAAAAAATCCTCTAAAGACTCCAATAATCTTGAAGTGTTCTTCTCCTGTAACCTTTATAGGTTTAAATTTCTCGTTTGAAGACTCAAGATAAACTACCCCATCTTCCTTGACTACATACCGTTTGATTAAGATTGAATCTTCAAATTCGGCTACAACAATTTGCTTATTACGAGGATTGATACCAGCTTCAAAAAAGACTAAGTCCCCATCTTCGATACCGTCTTCGATCATACTTTCACCACGCGCTATAATGGCTGAAACCTTTTTAGCACTAGGAGCAATATAGTTACGGAAGGTTGTAACTGTTGAAGGTATATCGCTGAATGATAGTGGTTGTCCCATCTTGGCTTCTGGAGTGAGATATAAAGTAATGTTCAATATATCTTGCAATTCATCATAAGCATCGTTGGACATCCAAGAATAAGGAGACCTGTTCGAGTCAGTTCTTTTATCTTGTTCGGAAATGGTTTTTTCTGGTTCGAACAACATAGTTCCTTTACCTGTGGTATACCAAGTTGGATTCAAATTGAGTTCTATCATTTTACTATGGTAAGAAGCACCTAAAACACTACTGTCTTTACCAAGATATTTATTAAGGTTGGGTAGTGTAACTCCCAAAGCCTTTGCAAAGTCAGTCTTACTCTGAAAAAACTTACTTATAAAGTATTCCAATCTTTCTTGCGGCGTATCCATATAATCTTTCCAAAATATTTTTTGAAATAGTAAAAATTTACTTGCATATATTCTAAAATTTTAGTATTTTTGTATGTTAGAAATTTGCAAAGCAAATTGTAACAAAAATACAAAGCAAAAATAATAAAAATTGTATAACTATACAACAAAAATTTTAAAAAAATGAAAATAAATGGAGAAATAAAAATGAAGAGATTACCAAATGGAATCATTGATTACATCAGCAAGAACCTTCATATTACAACTCATGCTGTAAATCTAAGACTCAAACGTGGAGATGCAGAAGCAGCAAAACTGCTTGAATTGGCAATAGAAGATTACAAACTAAGGCAAATAGAGAAAGAAGAAAACAAGAAAATCATACAACAATTAAAAAAATCAATTATAGTATAAATTTAATATCTGGAGTTGAAAATGAATATTGAAAATGAAATTTGCGAAATTAAGGGATTACTGAAACAAGTCCTTTCATCCAATAAAGAGATAATGAATGTGCAGGAAGTAAGCATCTACACTGGAATTCCGGTAGCTACCATATATGCAAAAATAGATTCTATTCCAAGAAGCAAGCAAGGAAAAAGACTTTTCTTTCAAAGAAAAGATATAGATATATGGTTAATGGCGAATCGAAAGAAAACATCAGAAGAAATTGAAATGGAAGCTTCAACTTATGTAATGAAGAGAAAATTTAGATAATCATTTACAATGAACCTAAAGTTCAATGTAAAACTTTACTATAACATTTTATTAATTATTCAGGAGTTCTTAAATGGACAAAACAGAAACAAAAGAAAGGCTAATCGAAATTAAAGAGCAAATGCTCGAACTGCTCGATGAAGCCAAAGACCTTCTTCCAGAAGGAATGGCAAAAGAGCGTGCCAGATGTTATTGGTATGCTCATATAAAAACAGCAATACTCAAAGAACATGAGCACCTTGGAGGTTCATTGGTAACAATGGATGACACAATCATTGAACTTGAAGAAGAATCAGAGGACGAATCAGAATGAACCTGATATTCACATGCAGTACTCAGAAAGACTTTGACAGATTCAAGTTAATCATCAACAAGTCAAAGTATTATGCTGATTCAATCAATTATGAATTCAAATCTTTACGGTTTCATTGTCAGGATCAAGATGATGCTGATAATCTTGAACCAAAGATTCAAGAACATGCAGACAGAAATGATATTTCAGGTTACTTTGAATCGGAGGACTAATGAGAAGATTAGCTAATCAAGAAGAAGAAAAAGCACTTTGGTTTTCCGAAGAAAATGATTGGAATACACCTGAAGGCAATGTGATTGCTGTCTGGGACGGTTGCATAATCAAAGAAGAAGAATACAAAGACTTCCAGAATTTTGTCAAAGAAGAAGCTGATTCAGAAGTAGAACCAATCGGAAGTTTCAATACTGACGAGGGTTCGGCAATGTTTGTATTCATCGTAAAATCTAATGTTCCACGCTTTTCAATCTGGCGATTCAAACTTCCCGGTATGAGATGGTGGTTCGACGCTTTCTGGGAAACCAACGGAGGAAGAGTAGCCAAAGATTCTGAAATCCTGCCAATAATAAACAAATTAGGTTTAACTGTTTCAGGAGTTAACTAATATGGGATATTCACATTATTGGGAAAGACCAAAAGAACTTGACCAGAAGCAGTTCATCAATTTTTCAAACGATGTAAGAAAGATATTTAAAGCATCGATGGAAAGCAGAATAACTTTGGCAGACGGACAAGGTAAAACGACTGAACCTTTAGCTGATGATAATGTAATTTGCTTTAACGGATTAGGCTCTTACAGCCATGAAACATTCTTCTTACCAAGAATATTTGAACCATTGAAATGGATGAAACCAAGTGAAGCAGGTCTATATTTCCATTTCTGCAAAACCAACAGAAAACCTTATGACCTTACAGTTAGGGCTGTTCTTTTTGCTTTTAAACATCACTTCAAAGATGCAATAGTAACAAGCGATGGAGATGATGATTCTTGGTCACCTGCAAAAATCTTATGTCAGCAATTACTTGGTTATGGACTTGATTTTAAACTCGATAAGGAAATCACTCTTGACCCTGTGAAAGTTTACGGATTGAAAGTAATCGAAATCAATGATTTATCAGAATTAAAGGATTTGGGCAATGTACATGATGAAAATTGATCCGGAACAAGTATCTGAACTTTATTTCAGAAGAGAAAACCTGAAGACTTATGGTATCAAAAAGCCAATAGCAATGCAGGTTAGAGAGGCAATAGCTGAATACATCGATAAAAACAAAAACGAAAAAAGCCCTTTGACTGGAACTCAAAAGGCTTTCAAAAATTCAATTAATTTTCAACTACAAAAATAAGGAGAAATCCATTATGGAACAAACAAATTTTTCAAAAATCGACTTGGCAGAGTTGGTTAAAGAACTCGAAAGCCAGAAATTAAGGAAAAGGGACTTGATAGTACCTTCAACTGCATTAACCATGCAAGAGGGACGATTGTCACTTTTAAATAACAACTCTAATGAAAGCTTAACCAATATCCTTTCAAACACAGGAATCACTTTGTCAGGAGATGTTGATAACGAAGTCTATGAAATTACTGAATCCTGCCATGCCCAAATATCAGAAAAACTCGGCATACCGGGCAGATATTATGAGAGACTAAGAAAAGAGGCAATAGACATGCTTGACTACAATGTAACAGAGTGGCTAAACAGAAGACCGATAAACTATTTCCTAAGAACTTTTATTTCAAATGAAAGAGAATATGGAATTGCACGAGCATTCTTATCAGACAGATTCAAGGTAATCGATCATCTTGACATCCTTTTAACTGCTCTGGAAGCCATAAGACAATCAGATAAAAAAGTCATTATTGAAAGCGCAGATTTAACAGACCAAAGAATGTATGTTAGATTCATTGCTCCGGAAATCGTTAAATCAGCACCGGGGCTACTAAAGAACTACAAAGTTCCAAACGGAAGAAATGATGACAGCGGATTCGGAGTTTGTTCAGGATTTATACTCTCAAATTCTGAAACAGGACACGCTACATTTACAATCGCGCCCAGACTGACAGTTTTGGCATGCAGAAACGGAATGATATTCCACAAAGACAAGATTGCAGAAAGACATCTTGGAACTAAGATGGATGTTGGAACTTTCGACTGGAGTGAAGATACAAGACAGAAGGAACTTGAATTAATTCAGTGCCAAGTTAAAGATGCTGTGAATGCATACCTTTCGACAGACTATCTTGGAAATGTTTTGAACGAACTCTCGATGAAAGGTAGTAAAATCCTCGAACATCCTGTAGATGCAGTTCATAACATAAGTCTATCTTTGGGATTTTCAGAAGAAAGAAAAAGCGAACTATTAAGCTACTTTGTTCAGGGAGGCGATACAACAGGATTCGGAGCTGTACAAAGCCTTACATATCTTGCTCAAAAAGTCCAACCGGATTTGAGATATGAACTTGAAACAGCTTCTATAAGTATTTTGGATAACATCGGCAATTACGACAGACCGGCAGTAAAGAATTACAATCAATTGACAATCAACTGAAAGGTCTGAAATGAAACCAGTCAAAATAAAGAAATTCCACTATGTTTCTCCATCAGAGAGAAAAGTAATCGATAAAATTTCTGTTGCCTTGCTATACACGGCAATAGGACTTCTTCTAATAACAATTTTAGTAATCAAATCAGGAGTTAAATAATATGTTTAAAATAGTAAAATCAGACGAGCCTTTAGTTGTTGAAACCGTAAACATACTAATCTACGGAGAACCCGGGGCTGGCAAAACAAGCATTGTAAACACAGCAGAAAGTCCATTGACTTTGGATTTCGATAAAGGAGTTCACAGAAGCGATTTCAGAAAGGATGTTCTTGTTATCGAGAGCTGGAAGCAGATAAACGATAACATGGCAGAACTAATAAAGACCTTTGGCAATTATAATACCGTAATCCTTGACACAATCGACACACTTTTAGACTATATGGGAGCTTGGATTATAGACCAGGAGCCAAAACTTGCAAGAAACAAACTACAATTCTACGGAAAACTTAAAGACGAATTTTCTCTGTTTGTCGGCAAACTCAAAACACTTGGAAAAGACGTTGTGATGATTGCTCATGTCAGAGAAAAGGAAGAAGGAGACTTGAGAATCAAAAGACCGGCAATAACTGGTGGAAGCTACGATAGGGTTTTGCAAACTGCTGATTTCGTTGGTTATCTTTTTATAAAAGACAACAAGCGAACCATTGACTTCAATCCAACAGATTACTGGATTGGCAAGAATTCTGCAAAGTTTAGTTCAATGCTAATTCCAGATTTCAACTCAGTTCCGGATTTCTTCTCTGGATTGATAAAGGACATGAAAACTGCTATCAATGGACAAACACAGGCACAGGTAGAAACAGTCAAGTTGATAAAATCAATGACAGACAAAATTCAAAGTCTGAGCGAATTAACAGAATTGAACTCATTTTTGAATGAATTACCCGGCATGAAGAACGGAGTAAAGAAACAGATTTGGGACAAAGTTCAAATAAGAGCAAAGGAACTCAATTTTGAGTTTAACAAGGATGAAAAGAAATTTTATCCTCTTAAACCAAAAACAGAAGAAAAGCCTGAACCAGTAAAAACAGCAACTAAAGCTAAAAAAGCAGTTGTTGAGGCAGAAGAAACTGATTTCAGTTTTGAATAAGGAGGATGTCATGATTCAAATTGATTTCAGAAAAGAACTACCTCAATGGTCTGGCAAGTCAAGGATTAATGGTCTGCTCTCTGTATTTACAAGAGAAATCATCTATTATATCCAGACAAAGCATCATATTAGAAAACCGCTGTTGAAGCCATATTACAAAATCTTCTATGACGAAGAAAAGATGACAGAATACCTTAGCATAGTTTGGTATGTTGACGACAAGGATTCACTTTGCAAATATAAAGTTATCTGGTTAAATACAGTAAACATAAAACCTATGGTGAACAGATACATAGGAAACAGGAAACGGAGGTATTGTTATGCTTAAAATTGCAGTAACAACGATAGAATCCTTCAGGAATTATCAGAACGGATCAATTGAACTTGAAGATTTCCTAAGAAGAGTACGTGGGGAATTCACACCATCACGGTACATGGATCTTGGTTCTGCATTCCACGATATTCTTGAAAATATAGAATTGAGATACAACAAGGAATTGAACATATTCAAGGCTAAAAACGGTTTGGAGTTTGAGTATGAAGTAATTGCTCAATGCTATAAAAAAATCGTTTCTGAAGCCCCTTTTGAAGTTAAAATCACCAAGATATACAATACAGGTAAGGAAGAAATTGAAGTTGTTGCCAAAGTTGACCAACTTTACGGCAATTATGTAATAGAAAACAAAACCTGTTGGGGAATGTTTGACTTTGAAAGATATTTCGGTTCTTGTCAATGGAAATTTTATCTCGACATATTTGAAGCAGAAAGAGTTTTCTATAATGTATTCTGTCTGTCGGATAAAAAGGACGGTATTGAGTTAAGAAACATCGAACAATTTTCTTTCAATGCTTATCCTGACCTGATGGAAGATTTGAATGAACTCATGAAAGACTTGGTAGAGTTTATTCATGCTAAAAATCTTGAAGAATATTTTGCTCCGGATTACAGATATAAAGAGCAAAGACCGCAACCAGTCTATTCAGAAATAAAGCAACAAATTCAATCAATAAATGATGAAGAGGAATCAACAATGAATATTCAAAAAATTAAAATTGCCAACTTGCTTGGTATTGAAGAATTGGAATTTGATCCGGGCAAGTTCACTCTTATTGAAGGTAAAAATGGTTCTGGCAAAACCTCAATCCTTGAATCAATCAAACACGCTTTGAATGGCGGACATGATGCAAAACTATTACGAAACGGATCCGACAAAGGAGAAATTGTACTTGTACTCGATGACGGAGTTCAATTAACCAAGACTGTTACTCCAAACAAATCAGATGTAAAAATATATGACAAAGAAGGCAACCGGATAAATAAACCTCAAACCTATATCGACAGACTGATAGACATGCTGTCAGTTAATCCAGTACAGTTTCTAACATCAGATAAAAAGAACCGGGTAAATTATCTGCTTGAAGCAATACCAATGAAATTAACAAAGGATCATCTCGAAAAATCACTTAACGGTATGAGTGGAAGAGTTAGAGATGATTTAAATGGTCATGCCCTTGAAGTTATCGGCAGAATTTACAAACAATTCTATGATGAAAGAACTGGAATTAACAGGGCTTTGAAAGAAAAGTCAGCCACTATGACACAACTTAAAGAATCGGTTTCAGATTTCAATTCTTCTCCAAAGGAAATTACTGATAAAATCAAACTACTTGAGAACAAGAAAGGGGAAATGGAATCCAAGAAAAGCTTGTTTATGGAACAGGCTGTCAGGAACCGCATGAATAAACTTGATGATGAAGAAGAAAGATTCAGGGAGGAAGTTAACAGATTAAGGCTTGAGCATGAAGAAAACAAAGAAGCAATCCATAATCATTTTGATTCTCAAAAAACAGATATTCAGTCCAAATTTGAAGAAAAATACTTGCCTTTATTGAGTGAGTTAACTCTTCTCCAAGAACAGGAAAAGCAATATGCTTCCCACGAAAAGACCAGGGAACTTGTTGAACAATTCCACAGGGAATGCCAGAGCCTGAAGGAAGAATCTGAGAAACTAAGCGGAGCTTTAACAGGATTAGATAACCTGAAAGAAGGCTTGCTAAGGGAATTACCAATACAAGGTCTTGAAATCAAAGAAGGTGAAATCTATTGTAAAGATATAATCTTTGACAAGCTTAATACTGCGGAACAGGTAAAAATTGCTGTGGAAGTAGCAAAGCTAAGGGCAAACGAACTCGGAATAATTTGTGTGGACGGAATTGAAAGACTTGACAATGACACTTTCAATGAATTCAAACACAAGGCTATTGAATCAGGATTACAGATGATAGTTACCAAGGTTGGAGATAGTGAATTAAGAATTCAGTCTGAAATGGTAGCATGAAAAAACAAGCCCCGGCATTTCCAAAAATCCACAATTCCTCTTTATGCTGCAGGAAGTGTCGGGGCATTTCTAAACTAATATTGGAGAATCAAAAATGTTATTAAATTTAAGTATAAATAAAAGCATGATAAATAAAGCCAACCCTTCACTTTACGGTTGGAAAAATGCTGAAATTAACGGCGAAGAACTTGCTGATCACATTCATAACGGGTTTGCATTTTCTCCCGGTGTCTTGAAACCAAATGCTTCAGGTAGGAAACCTTCCATAAAAGATATCAAATTCGCTCATATTTTGGCAATAGATATTGATAATGACATCAAGTCATATAACAGCCTTACCAAAAAATATGACAAGAGAATCAAGAATATCGATGAAGGATATAAGACTTATTCGGAAGCTGTTAATGATGATTTTATCAAAGACAATGCTTTGCTTGTTTACACCACGCCAAGTCATAAAGATGGATTTGAAAGATTCAGAATTGTCTTTGTTATCGAAAAACTAATAAACAATCCTGATGAATATAGGCAAATAATAACTCCTTTAATCGACAGGTTTGGAGGAGATAAATCCTGTTCAAACATAGACAGGTTGTTTTATGGGAACAGAGATTGCCAGCTCGAATATTTTGGAAAGATTTTAAAAAACATATCTGAAACAACAAACCGGATAAATTATGAGTAAAGATGCCTATTATTTTTCGCATGATGCAAATGCCCGTCATGATGAAAAGGTTCTTGAGCTGAGAGCAGAACTTGGCTGGGAAGGTTATGGTATCTTTTGGGCTATTATCGAATGTTTAAGGGAAGCATCAGGGTACAAATACAGTATTAAAAGACTGAATGGTCTTGCCTTGCAATTGTCCACCACAAAGGAAAAGCTCGAACAGATAATTCTTAACTTCGGACTTTTTAGTTTCGATGATGAGAACTTCTGGAGTGAGAGCCTTCTTAGAAGAATGGAAGAACGTGATTCGAAGGTTCGCAAAGCGAAGGAATCAGCCCAGAAGCGGTGGGAAGATTATTATGCAAAGCAAGAGCAAAACCCAAAAAATGCTGATGAAGAAACATTGGAAACAAACGGCATTAACAACGCAGATAATTCCTTAACCGAACCTTATGCGGTTGCAGAAGAATCGCATAACGAAAGTTCTGCTATAAAAGGAAAGGAAAAGAAAGGAAAGGAAATAAAAGAAAAAGAAATTCTTTCTTCTTCTCCTCCGAAATCTGAAATTTCGGAAGAAGCAAAGGAATTTGCAGGTTTTTTCAAGGATCTTTTGCCACCCACACAGAAAGTAACCGATTCTGATTTTAAAAATTGGGGTGATACTTTCGATAAACTTGTGAGAATTGACAAGCGACCTGTTGAAGAAATCTACAAAATCACAGAATGGGCTCGCAAAGATTCTTTCTGGGGTGAAATGGGAAATTTCCTTTCTGCCTGCAAACTAAGGAGTAAGAACAAGGACGGAGTTTTATTCTATGACATCTTTTTGCAAAAATTCTTAAAGGAAAGGAGTAAGTCCAATGGAACAACAGGTTCAGTACAGCAAGTCCAAAGACCAGCTTGGATTACAGCAAAAGAGTGAACTGCTTGCTATTCTTGATTCTCTTTTTCCTGAACAAAGACTACTTGACGAGAAAAGTCCCGGTAGAAAAAAGGCAGACTTCACTTTTGAATTAATGCAGAAGCAGAATTGGACTGTAGTCGAGTTTGAAAAATCAATGCTTGAATTCTCAATGAAGTGGTCTTACACTACTTGGATGCCTGCCAACATTCTCGAATTCAAAAGAAAACTGTTTTCTGACAATGAAATGGTGATTTGAAATGAAAAGGCAGATTGAAAAGGATGAAAAGCATAAACTCATTGACGAAATGTACAGCAGGAAGCTCTTTAATGGAATTGACTTTTACGAGTTTGAAGAGAGGGCGGCTATTATGGAATTTGATGGCAACATGAAAGCAGAATTAGCCGCTACTCTTGCTTTTAATGATATTACTAAAAATTTTGCATATTCTAAAGGAAAAATAAAATGATTAAAATTACAGGCTTGTATAAAGCCACATCCAAGAAAAATGAATCTTACTTGTCCGGCAGAACAATTGACGGAGTGAAGTATTTCGTTTTCAAAAACAACAAAACAAAAGACAATCATCCAGATTATAACTTGTATATGGAAGACACGGAACAAAATCCTCCCAAGTCAAAACCTGAATATTCAGAAGACTATGTGAAACAGGTTGAAACTGATGATGATTTACCATTTTAGGAGATGGAAGCATGTCTCAAAGATTTGAAGATTTTGGAATCTACGGAATTGACCTGAATAAATATGGAGAACAAAGGACAACTTGTCCTAAATGTTCTTCAACAAGGCAGAATTCGCATAAAAATATCAAGTGCTTGTCTGTGAATGCAGATAAAGGAACTTGGTTCTGTCATCATTGTGGCCATTCCGGTGGACTATACGAAAAACAGAATTTCAGAAAATTTGAACCTAAACCGATTAAATCGAACTCTGTTTCTCCAACTGATAAGGTCTTTCAATGGTTTGAATCTAGGAAAATACCAAAGTCTATTGTTGAACGGAACAAGATTTCAATTGAAAAGGTATTCTTATCTCAAATGGACAAGGAAGATACTTGTGTTTGCTTCAATTATTTTCTTGATGATACTCTTGTTAATATCAAGTATAGAAATCCTCAAAAGGTTTTCCAACAGGTTAAAGGAGGTTCGAAGATATTCTACAAGTTGAACGACCTTAATAATCAAACTGATGCAATCATTACAGAAGGTGAAATTGATGCTTTATCGTTTGAAGTAGCAGGTTTTCTTAATGCTGTTTCTGTTCCTGACGGTGGAATAAATCCTGAAGTTAAGCAAATCCAAACAAAGCTTGATTACTTGGATAATTGTTCCGATTACTTCAAAAATATGCACAGAATTTATCTTGCAACTGATTCTGATGCACCAGGGATTAGACTTAGGGAAGAACTAGCCAGAAGACTTGGAAAATCTCGTTGTTGGATTGTAAGGTATCCGAATGACTGCAAAGATGCTAACGAAGTCTTGATGAAGTACGGTAATCTTAAACTTAAACAATGTATCGAAAATGCTGAACTTTATCCTATCGAAGGTATTCACTATGCTAATGATAGAAGAGATGAACTGAAGGATTTGTATGAAAATGGATTTCCGAACGGAGCGAAGACTGGTTATTCAAACCTTGACGAACTGATTACTTTCTATGGTTCTCAATTAACAATAGTAACCGGAATTCCTTCTCATGGAAAATCAAACTTCATGGATCAGCTTATGATTAAACTTGCAATCAACCATAACTGGTCCTGGGGGATTTTTTCTCCTGAGAATGCAACGATTGAAATTCATTTGCTTAGACTTTGCGAAATCCTGATTGGCAAGCCTTTTTTAAAAGACTATAATAATCGAATGTCTTTTGATGAAATGGAATCTGCCAGGGAGTTTATCAATAATCATACTTACTTTATTCTTCCGGACAACGAAGAATACAGATTGGAAAGAATTCTCGAAGCGGCATCAGGTCTTGTGTTAAAGCATGGAATAAAGGGATTGATTCTCGATCCTTGGAACACACTTGAACATCAATATGGCAACGATTCTGAAACTATCTATACAGGGAAGGTCTTAAATCAGCTTAAATATTTTGCAAGAATCCATGACATCCATTTGATATTGGTGGCGCACCCACGTAAAATGGCTCGTCGAAAAGACAGCAAGTTATTTGAGGTTCCAACTCTATATGATATTTCGGGTTCTGCAAATTGGTTTAATATAGCAGACAACGGTATAGTGGTTTACAGGCAATTTAACGAAGCTATGACAGAGAGCTATCCTATTGTTTACATTCAAAAAGTTAAGCACAAATTTATCGGGAAGACTGGCTTTGCTAAGTTCGATTTCGATGTGTCATGTCAAAGATATATTGAAAAGGACAGCAGACAAGGTAAAAATGAATTGGATTCTTATGTTGAAATGTGTCCCGGCGGATATCCGAGTTCTTGGATGAATGATTGGGAGAATCAAAAAGAGGATGATGTAGATTTTTAAGTATTAAGGAATTGGTAATGAAGAGTCTTTAACTCATGTTTCAGGCTCTTCATTACTAATTTACAAAGATTTATAAAGTTATTTAAAATTAAGGATATAAGTATGAGAAATGAAGAAATAATTGAATTGCTTGAAGAAAAAGATTTGCCTGAACACTTTCAGATTGTAGCAGAAGTATGTGGTATTGAGACGGCACGAATTTTGATTAAAGAACTTGGAGGTATATCATTGAGTATTCCCATGGTTAACTCCTTGCGTTCTTTGATTGAAAGGTATATTTCAGAAAATTCAAAAGTGATCCCTATAAAAAAAATTGCTAGGGAATTAGGCATGAATGAAAGAGCAGTAACAAAAATTTTTAAGTCGATTAAGAAATATTAAATTACTTACAATAATGGATTTAATAATGTAATGAAAAAAAGTAAAAAAAATTGTCACTTTTTTCTTGAAAATAGCCATATATATTTAAGAAAGGTTTTATTTTTAAATTTTATGGAGATTCACATTCAAAAGGTAAAAAAAATCGGACAAAACCGGCTCATTGAATTTAAGTCTTTGGCTGTTGCTTTTCTCCTGTAGCTCTAACAAGTTAAAGGAGATTGAAGAAATAAACAATTTCAAATTATTTAATTTAAGGGTGAAGAAATGAAAAAATTATTACTGATTTTATTCTTTTTAGTTTTTGCAAATACTTTAAAAACCTTTGCAGATTGTCCGTCATGGGCAACAAATAGTAATATTTATATTTTTACTGTAAATGGTTGTAAATATGCTGCTACAGTTTGTTGGAAATGTCCTATTAATATTGGTGAGGCTTGGATTACAATTGACTATCCAGTTCCAATTAATCCTAATTGTATTCCAAATCCTTATATAAATTTAGCTGGAGTTAAAAGAGCAATTCTTGATCAGTTAAGTGATCCCGCATGGTTATATCAACTTTGCTCAGGTTACCCATTCCCAGAATGCCCTTCTAATACGTATACATACAAAATTAAAGATTATAATTGTACATATATGTACAGGGACTTTAATAACAACATAACCTACCATACATGTAACTTTGATGGATGGTGTGAACAAACATGGTATATTTGTTGGGATATTAATGGTCCTCATAAGTATTTAGTTTCTAATTGGTCTCATCAGGGAGATAACAGTTGTCCAACAGTTATGCCAGGTGTTCCTCAAAATCCTGGCGAAATGTCGACTTGTTGGCAATGGATTTTATGTCCTTAATCAAAGTAAAGGATAGTCTCAAATATTAAAATGAATAATTAGAGAAAACAATTTTAGTGCTATTTTAATGATTTAAAAATTAATTTATTTAAACTTATTGTTTTATGATTTAAGTTAAATTTTGAGACTATCTAATTTTTTTATAAAATACATTTGATTTTTTATGAAATATAAATTACAAATAATTTTTTTCTTTATTATGCCTTTAATGTTGATTGGTAAGAACAATTATGAAATTACACCAGTTGTCATTAATTTTAAAGGTGTAGAAGCTTCTGATAATGCTGTTGTTGCTTATTCTGATTATGGTTCTGTTTTTACTAGTTATGATAATGGTAAGACTTGGAATCAAAATAAAGTATTTGATCAAGGAGACATTATTAATGTTTTTTTAGAAAATGACAGAATAACAGCCTTTTCAATCGATGGAAACTTTTCAGTTTCAACTGATCGTGGAATTACATGGAAATCGCAAAATAATATTAACGACTCAATTTCATATGTAATAAAATATAATGAAGGATATTTCTTAAGTTGTAAATCTGGTATTATTCAGTTAAATAATGATTTTAAAATAATTAATACTAAATCTCTTGATAACAGTTCTTTCAAATTTTTTAAAAACAACTATAATTCTGATTTTGGTGATGTGTTTTTTAGAAAAAACTTGATTTATTTTAAAGGTAATTTGTTCTTTTTAAATGATACAAATTCAACAATTTACAAATTTGATTCATATTTAAATCAAATAGATCGTATTGATTTGAAACAACTGGTTCCATCAAGAAATTATTATACTAATTACAGTTTTTGTGCAGATTCTCAAAAAGTTTATATTAAATTAGCTGATTCAGTTTATCAGACGCAAGATTTTAAATCATTCGATTATCTTTTTAAATATAATATTAGTAAACAAATTTTTGGTGATTCATCGCTTCCAGTACTACACAAAGTAATTAACAATAAATTATATTGTATAACCCAATTTTACAATTATTTGCCAATTTCAGGACCATATTTTTCTTTATATGAAATAAATGGTAAAAATTCTGCAATAAAAGTCGGAAATATAAATTGTTCGTTGCCTCCTACTGAAGGAGGATTAAAACCATTTCAATTATTCCTAAATGATTTTCATTTTGTTAATAACCAAATAATAGTTGTATCAAACAAGAAATTTATTAATTCTAAAAATTTTACTGTTGATAAAGAAAATAGAATTTGTGAAAGACTTGAATTCACTTCTCGAATGCCAGATATAATTAATGACAAAACTTTTCTTATTGATAATTATGATAATCAGTTATATTCTTCTAAAAATAGTGGTTTGACATTTCAAAGAGAGAATGGAGATAGTGTTTTTTTTAAACAAAAAAACTATTTTTATAGAAAAATTCAAAACTTTTTTAATCAGGAAAATAAACTTGTTTATGGCGGTGAATTTCTACTAGATTCTATTAAATCGACAATTGCTATATCCAATGATTTAGGAAAAACATTTCAATTTAGAAAAGTTCCTAATATTAATTTTTCACTTCAAAGTTCGAATTTGCAGCTTAACGATGAAAATTTTGTGTTAGCACAAAATTTAGGATATGGTAAATCATGGAAAACTTGGATTAAAAAGTTTAATAATAATTTTGATTCATTATTTACTATAACTGATTCATTATTCAATATCAACTATATTTACTTTAAAAATCCTGATTATTACTTTGTTATTGCAAGTAACCCAGATTCATCAAGTGAATTAAAATTTCAATCAAATAATTTTTCGAAATGGACTAATTTGAAAAAATATGATTCATATATTGATTCATTATTCATGCCAAATGGTACTTATTTAACTTCGTATATTACTAAAGAATTATGGAATTGGAAAGAATTTGTTTATAAGAGTAAAAAATATTTATCACTTGTAAGTTTTAAAAAAAGTGATTTTATTTTTAGAGTAGAATTACTCGATTTGAGTAATAATAGTATAATTGAAATTTACCATTCAAAATTCATTAACTATAAAACAAAATTGAATTATGGTTTAGATTTCTATAATGATACATTATACTTAAATGTAAATGATTCACTATTTGTCTTTTCAAATTTCAATGATAAACTAACAAAATATTATTATCTATTACCAAATAATGGAATTATTGCTAATGGAAACTTTAAGAAAATGGATGATAAAATATTTGCCTTCTACTTCGATTCTCTAAATTCTTTGAATTATTATTTTCTCAAATTTAACAATTTAGATTCCTTGACTTTAGATGTTAAACAAGAAATTGAAATCGAAAGTTCATATCTTTTCACTTATCCTCCTTTTCCTATTCCTGCTATTAATTTTATAAAATCACTAATATATTGGGATAATAGTTCAGAAATTGAAATTGATGGTATATTTGATTTATATGGTAATAAAATTGATCATGAAAATAAAGCGTTTATTGATAAGATAAATACTTATAGTGGATATGTAATATGGATTTGCTCAAATGTACCTGATGGAATTTATTTTGTCAAAATTAAACATGGAAACGATATAAAATATATCAAAGTTTTAATAAATCGAGTCAGAAAATAACAAATACAAGTTTAATATTAATTTAATTTTATAATTTGATAGATTACAGTAAATATGATGATAAGCAGCTAATTGGCTTCATAAGTCTTGAAGGCAATGAAAAAGAATTTGCTTTTAAGGAGATTTATTTTCGTTATGCTAAACGAATATATTCTCATTGTAAATTGAAATGTACAGATGAACATGAAGCAAAAGATATGCATCAAGAAATATGGATGATATTCTTTCAAGCAATCAAAGATGGTAAAACCGACCTTAAATTACCACATTATTTATATGGAATAGCTAGAAATATTTACTTGCAAAATTGTAAAAAACATAATAAACAAACAATAATTAACGAAGACAAATTTGAAATTGATTCTATTATATCACCATATATCAGTCTTGAAGCTTCAATTGAAGAACAAGATTTAATAAAAATTATCAAAATGGCTTCAGAATATTTAAATGAACCATTAAAAGAAACTTTCCATTTAAAATGGTTTTCCGGTTTACCAAATAATGAAATTGCAGAAATAACAGGTGAATCAGTTGATAATATAAAGCAACGTAGTCATAGATCTATGACTAAAATTTTGAAAATATTATCTCCATTTATTAAAGATTTTCAAAAATAAGGTTAAAATGCTAGAAACTGAAATATATGAAAAATTTATTGAAGGTGAACTAACACCTGAAAGTGAAAAAAAATTTATGGCTCGTCTAACATTAAATGATGAATTAAGAACCAATTTTCGACATTATTTAGTTATGACCAATTCTATAAGAAATTATGTCGAAAATGATAATTTACCACTTGAAGTATCTAATTCTATTTTCACTGCATTAGGTTTTTCAACAATAACAAATAATACAGATAAAATTAAAAAAGATAAATCCTCCTTTTTTCGAAGTAGATTTTTTACAGCACTTGTTACAGGTCTATTTACATTCATCATAGCATATTTCATTTTTAAACCCAATGATTCATTAGTTGAAATGAAAAAGGAAGATGAAAGTATACTAACTCAAAAAAATGAAATCCCTTTGGTAAAAATTGATAAAAATGAAAACTATAAGTCAGAGAAATCAGAGAAAAGTACAAAAGCTGAAAAATCATCAATAAATAAACTGATACCTGAAAACGAATTTGATAACAATAATTCAATTCTCCCAAAAAATCAATTGGCATTTGAAGAAATTTCTCCTTGTCAGGTTTCTTTTAATAAACAAAGCAACAACTCAATTCAAAGTTTAAGAAACTTTGAATTTACTAATATGAAAATAAAACCTTTTCCTGAATATTCGGCAACAAAATATGATACACTTACATTTTACCGAAGTTACGATTCGAAATATAGATTCGAATTCAAGAATACACCTTCTTGGTTTTCATCTTCTCCAATTGTTCAACCAAATAGGTTGAACAATTTCAATAATTTATCAATTTCACTATATTATCCAGTAACAAAAACAATTTTGCTAGGAGCTGAATTCAGACAAGAAACTTTTTATATAAATTATGACGATAAAGAAAAATCAGGTCAGGATTTTACCTTCTTCATGCAACCAAATATTTCCACTTATGGATTATTAATAAGGTATTTGCCATTAGATATATGTTGTAGAATAAAACCTTATGGTCAAATAGAAATTGGTGGGAATAGTACAGGATTAGTATCAAGAGAAATGCTTGGCTTGGAATGTCATTTATTTGAAAATGCTTATTTAACTATTGGTGGAGAAATTAATCAATTTTATTATCATCATCTGAATAAATGGTATACTTCTTCTAAATATAATATTAATTACGGACTAGGACTTAAATTTTGAAATTACTTAATTTGAAAATACTTTATTTTATTTTTATAGCTAGCATAATTGTAAGCTGTTCTGATATTGTTAATAGTGACTTGAATAAAGTTGGAGTTAAAAAAGATGGAAATTCATTAAATCCTATACTAATCGAATTTAGGTTTGATTTAGATGGACTTACATTTTATAACGGAGACACTACTAAGCTATGGAGTGTTATAAAACCATCAATATGGGCAAAAACCTTTAATATAAGATTTCTTGGTAATGATAGTCTCAAAATATATAATGTTTCAATGCTTAAAACAAATGATTTTAATGTATTTGCATTAAATTCACTACCTATTATACTAAAACCTAATGAAATAAAACCTGAAGATGTGATAATGATAGAATTAAAAACATTAAATTTATTGCCAGGAATATATATTGATAAAATAATAATAAATAATGATCCAAATATAGGTTTCTTTATAAGTATAAAAGTAAACTAATTTTTAAATTAAAATAAGGAATTTTATGAAAAACAAAACACTACTTCTTTTCACTTTCACATTTATTTTGTTAAATATGCTGTTTACAACATTTTCATCAGCACAAAATATCTGTCCACCTGATACAGGTTCAAATTGTAATCCATGGCAATTTGCTACTTACCAAACAACTACAGATAATCCAGATTGTAATTTATCGGTCTATTATCATTATCGTATTTGTAATAATGTTTATCAAATTTATATCGATAGTTTGATTAAAAGTGGAAATTGTAATTATTTGAATGATAATTCTGGTGCGACTTCATTTCAGGATTGGCTTAATTTGGTTTTAATTGAAGAAACAACTAATTTATATGGTATTAATCCAGCTCATGATTGTCCTGATTCTTCTTTAAAAGTGATATTTTATACAGCCAGTTGCGGGCTTTGGGTGAAATGTGAGTATACAGTTGACTCGACCAGCAGAGTTTGCGATCCAGATTGGAGAGGAGAATATCCTGATTTTTCTTTAGGTGGTAAAAGAAAAATACGTTTCTGGAAATGGCAATCTTGTGGTATTACTTGTTGCAAAAAAACTTATAGTATTTGTAAAACACCTTCTACAACTGGAAGTGGATATATAATTCATATCAATTCAGTATCTAAACAGAAAATAGGTAATTGTACAAACCCAGATAATTTTATTCAACCTTGTCAAGATGGATGTTAGGAGAAAACATGAAATATTTATTAATAATTGCGATTTTGTTATTACAGTTTCGAACAGTAATTGCTGAGGATTACTTTAATAATAATCGAAAAGTGAATCTGTATAAAGTAGGTTATTTTAAAGACTTTCAGGGTAAATTAATAAAATTTGAAAATCTAAAAATAAATAAAACAAAACAACAAAATTCAAATATTACTGAATTCCGATTTCATCGACTTGATGAAAAAGTATTTACTTCTAAAGATTTAAAAGAATGGCTTGAAGTAATAGATTTTACTGATATAAATTCGAGTTATGGTTTAAATTCATATATTCGTATTTCTCCAAATCCGGTTATTGAAAATTTAATGATTTATAGTAATGAAGGAGAAAAGTTTGAAATTTATTCAGTTTATGGAATAAAAGTATTAGAAGGGATTACTCAAATACAAATTGATGTTAGAACTTTAAATTCAGGATTTTACTTGCTGAAAATTGGAACGGTTATTACTAAATTTATCAAAATTTAAATTGCATGGAGGAAAAATGAGTTGGTTTAATGAATTTATTAAAGAATGTTGGATGATTTACCATAAGGGAAAAGGCTTAGGCGATATGATAAAAGAAATTTCCAATTACGAAATTGGCTTGTCTGGAGAAAATCATGTAGAAAAAAAATTAAAGGAATTGAAGTTTATTACTGGAAAGTCTCCTTTGAGTCATACACCTGCAGATGTATGGGGTTTTAAACATCGAACTTATTTTTATCATTTATCGTTATTTCAGGTAAAAACATCATTATCAGCAAATTTACCTGTCAAACTAAATGATTCTGATAAGGCTAAATTTAAAGAATTTGCCAAATTTGTTAAAGAACAATTTAACAAGTCTGACTTAGTTACTGAAGATTTCAAAGAAAAAAGCCTTGCTGTATCATTTGGTTATATTGGAGTAATTATAGGGGGTTCAAAGGAAAGAATGTCATACAAAATTTTTGAACCTTCCTATTTCGGATATTTAAGAAAAAATATACCAGATAGTAAATTAGAAAATGTTCTAAATTTAGTAAAAGCCTTACATGAGAAGGATATATGTTAATTGTATAAATGTTAATTCTATCTATGAAAATATTTGTTTTGAATTTAATTTTCAAACAGATATGGTCAGTTAAAATTTAATAAATTTGTCAAAATATTTAATCAAAAAGGAGGATAGCATATGATTGTTTTATGCTGAATACAGAAAAAAGCACAGTCGAAAGGATTTAAAACCTTTCGACTGGCATCGTTGATAAATCACGCTCAGTTCAATTAAATGTGATTTATCTTATTACAAAATTAATTATTATTTTTTTATTAGGAGAAAAAAAAATGGCACTATTAGAAGTAATGGAAATGAAAGTTGCAGACTTGCAATTTTTAACAACTAATTTCAATGGAGCAATGGGTTCATCTGGAACTGGCAGTGGACCTCAATGTGACCATACAACTGTACATTGTTGTTTTAGAGGTTCTAATGTAATAAAAGTAGCTCCAGCTTTACCAGGTGAATCAGCATCAGGTTATAAATTAATAGTTGGAACAAGTGAATTTGGCATAGGCATCGAATCGCCAGTTTAATGATTTAAAGATGAGTGCAATAATATTGCACTCATCAAATTCTTATAAAAAACATTATGATAAATAAAAATCGAATATACCATATTGAATTCTGCAATTCATTAGTTGATTGTAATGGTTTTCAATTAAAATCTGATGGTTCTTTTGAACTCATAGATTTAATACCTGGAACTGTTGATTTTATAGAAAATCTTATTGATGAAATTTTTGAGATTGATCAAATTTCTAAAAGAGAATTATCAATAATAATTTCAAAAAATTTACTTGAATTGCTAAGAGATCCAATGCTTTATATCTTCAATTTTCATTCAGAATACAAATTTAATTCATTTTTTGAAAATTTGCATAATCAAGGTATTAAGAATATAGTAAAAACAATATTCTATGAATATCCTAAATTAAGTCATTATTTTAATAAAAGTTTAGTATACATTTTGAACTACTTTGAAACATTATTTAATAATTTTAAAAATAATTTGGTTGAATTAAGTAGTTATTATGGACAAATAGAGAATATAACAAAAATATCGTGGCCTATTGGTGATTTTCATAATAGAAACACAAGTAATACACTTCTGACTTTTTCTAACGGTAAGGAAATATATTATAAAAAAAGAAATCCTGAAAATAACTATTTTTTTTCAGAATTTGTATCATATCTCAAAATTTTAGGTTTACAAATTGATTTTAAAGAACCTTATAGGCATTCTTATACAAATTATTATTGGGAAGAAAAAATTAATGTATTAGAATCATTAAACCCTGAAATGATTAATGATTATTATTTTAATTTAGGAAATTATCTTGCAATATTTTATTTTGTTGGAATTTATGATATTACTTTGGATAATTTATTAGCAAATTTAAACTGCCCAATATTTATTGATTTAGAGTGTATTTTTCGACCAAATTTAAATTATTCAGATAAAAATCCATTCCCAGAATTTTATTCATATTTTAATGAATCATGTGTAAGTTCTGGATTACTTCCATTTTGGACACCTCTCGGAGCAGATAAAGTAAGTAATATTGGAGGAATTAATAAAGAATTAAATTTTACGGATGAATTACCAGAATTAGTAATTAGAAATGATGGAAAATTAGGAAGAGATACTAAGAAAATAAAAAGAGAAATTAATCATATTCCAAAATTGACAAATAATAAATATTGCTTTATCGAGGATTATATTGAACAATTTCTATCAGGTTTTGGAACTTGTATGAAGTTTTTTTTAACCAATAAAAATAGAATTCATGATTTTATTAATAATAATAAAAATATAAATAAAATAAAGTCTAGGGTTTTGCTAAGACATACTTTCGTATACAATTCTATAATTAAAGAAATAAAGCACCCTGTTAAATTGAAAGATTTAAAAAAAACAAATTTGTTATTAAATTTTTTGTATAATGCACAAGATAATGTAATGACAAAAGAAATAATTAAATCAGAAATAAATCAGATTAAAAATTTGGACATTCCATATTTTTACACTTATCCTAATTCATTAACAATATATGCATTTAATAATAAAATTAATTTTCCAATAATTAAGGAAACAGGTTTAAACGCCACGTTTAGAAGGATTTTAAATTTAAATGATAAAGAAATTGAAAATCAAACTACTCTTGTAAAAAAATCACTTATATGTTTCAAAGAAATTGAAACTGAAATTTTAGGAGAAAAAACAATTTCAAAAAAAATCAATGCTAATAATCAATTAGAAAATACATTTAGCAAAGAAGATTTAAAGAAATATTTATCAAGCCTTGGAGAATACATTTTATCAAGAGGAATTTCTACAGACAATTCTTATAATTGGTTTGAAATATCTGTAGGAAGGTCAGGGAATTGGGAGTTTTTACCAAAAACACCAGGAATTTATGATGGTTTAGATGGATTAGGTATTTTCTATTTATACTTATATAAAATTACGAATGTTATTGAATTTAAAAACATTTCAAAAAATATTCTTGAAAAATCAATATTTTTACTTGAAAAAATTGATTTAAAGGCAAAATACCATCTCTTATCCCCTTTAAATTTTCCTTTGAGTACAATATTTTTTTTATGGCATTATAGTAGATTAACTGGTGAGATGGAAAATATCTTAAAACATTTAATCAAAAATTTTCTAGTTCCATTAGTTAATAAAAATATTAATTGTGATGAATATTTAGATTTTGTTAATGGTTCAGCCGGCTTATTAACATTAGTTTGCAATTTATATAAGATGTATCCATCAAATGACCTTAAGAATATCATTGTTAAGACTAAAAATCATATTATTAATAAATCAATAAATAATAATAATTGTTTAACATGGAATTCTTTGAATTTTAATAACTTAGTTGGTTTTGCCCACGGAAATAGTGGTTTTATCTTTGCTTTAACAAATTATTATGAAATATCGCAAGATAAAAGTATATTAGATTATATAGTTGGATCATTTAATTATATTCAATCGCAATACAATTCCAAAAGTTCTTCTTGGTATGATTTGCGATATCCCCAAAAACAAGATTCTTTAGCTTCCTGGTGTCATGGTTCATCAGGAATTATAATATCTTATGCTAAAGCAAAAAAATATTTAAAAAATAATTATTTTGAATTTGAAAATGATCTTCAAAAAATTATTCATAAAATATTTGATGATGAAATATATAATGATGATTGTATTTGTCATGGCTTTTGGGGAAATATTGAAGCAATTAGCATATTAAATAATCAATTAAATAATCAATTAAATAATCCTTCTTTAAACAATATTATTTTGGAAAAAGGAATTATAAAATTACAAAATATTGCTAAAAATCATGAAAATTGGAAAACAGGATTTAAAAGCAATAAATATAATATAGTAGGTTTATTTTTGGGTCTAACTGGTATTGGCTATAATATAATGAAAATGTTTTGGCCTGATGAAATTCCTTCAATACTCAGTTTAGATGGACCTATTATTGAATAATGATAAAGGAGAAATCATGTATAATAAAAAGGTTTTTACTCTGTTTGTTCTATTTAGTCTATTTACTTATTTTTCATATTCTCAAATAAAAGACAAAAATAATTATTTTCTTCATTCTTTGGTTGGGCAGAATTTGAATCAAGAATCTAAATCAGCAATTAGTCATTGGATAAAATACCTATATGAATCAAATGATAGTTTAAGAGCAAATTATTGGGATAAAGCTGAAAGTGTGGAATTAAAAGAGGACTATTGCCTTTTTGATAAATTATTAATGCAAATGCCGAGAGAAATGCTTCTTCAATACTTCCCTCCTTATATCCTTTCTGTTGAAAAGATTGAGAATGATTATTTTATTAAGACTGTGTTTGCACAAAAAGAAGTTGTGCTGAACGATACATCTTTAAATAATCAAAATCCTGTTGCAATTATTGATGTAATTGTATCAAAACAAAATAATCAATTCGTTTTAAAAAATACTCTTAATTACCAGACCCTTAATTATAAAAAATTTAAGATCGGAAATATCGAATATTTTGTTCATCCTCTACTCAAGATTGAAGAATTATCTTGCAAGAATGCTGTTAAATTTTGTGATTCACTTTCAAATATTTGGAATGGATCTAATCTTAAAGAATCTATAAAATATTTTGTAACACCTTCTCCAGAGTCTCTTTCAAGATTACTTGGTTTTGATTTTGCTTATTTTGGTTACACTTTTGGCTATACTTCAATAAATGCCAAATATATATTTTCAGGAACAGGCAATTTCAATTATAAGCACGAACTTTCACACTTGATTTTAGGAAATGTGAGAAATAAGTTTTTAGATGAAGGCTTAGCTACTTTTTTTGGAGGTACTGGTAATGAGGATTTTTCGAAGCTTGAAAAGGAGTTTAGTAAAGAAAATTATCCGTTAAGTAGTGAAAAAATTGATTCAATACTTAAGTATAGTAATAGCAAAAATTTTTATGTTCTTGGAGCTTTAATTGTAAGAGATATTATTGAATCAAAAGGAATAGGTGAAATAAAAAAGCTTACAAATGTTGAGAACAATAATAACAAACTATTTGAATTATTATTCAACTTTACAAGAACAAAAAAAGAAGATTTTATTAAAAGATTGAATCTGAAACTACTGAAAGTAAAATAATTATGAATAAGTACATTATCTTTTTCTCTATTTTTTCCATAAATTTCTTATTAGCACAAAAGCAACAACATTATGAAAAAATATCTCAAAAGGATTTTAATGGCTTCATTTATGAGTATGTTACAGATGACCCTACACAATTAAGAATTTACACTTTGAATAATGGATTAAAAGTCTATTTATCAAAAAACTCAGATGAACCAAGAATTCAGACTTATATCGCTGTTAAAGCCGGCTCTACTTATGATCCTTCAGATGCTACCGGATTAGCACATTATTTAGAGCATATGATGTTTAAAGGTTCAGATAAAATTTCAACAACTAATTTTGAAAAGGAAGAACCACTAATTAATGATATTTCAGATTTATATGAAGAACATTTTATAGAAACTAATGTAGAAAAGAAGAAACAGATTTATCATAAAATTGATAGTATATCAAACATTGCATCAAAGTTTGCAATTGCCAATGAATTCGATAAATTGTTATTAAGCATTGGAGCTAAAGATATAAATGCTACTACATCTAATGAAAGAACTATTTATTATAGCAATATTCCATCAAATGAAGTTGAGAAATGGTTGATATTGGAAAAAGAAAGATTTTCAAAACTTGTTTTACGCCTTTTTCATACAGAATTAGAAGCAGTTTATGAAGAATTTAATATGAGCCAAGATAATGAAGAAGAACGCATTTATAATTCATTATATGAAAATTTATTTAAAGATCATCCTTATGGAACTCAAACAATTATTGGCAAATCTGAGCATCTAAAAAGTCCTTCGATGAAAAAAATTATGGATTATTGGTCAAAATATTATGTACCCAATAATATGGCAATTTGTTTATCCGGAGATTTTGACTGCGATAAAGTAATATTATTGATTAATAAGTATTTTGGTGGTTTAGAACTTAAAGATTTAAATTTGCCAATATATCACAAGTTAAATCATATTGAAAAACCTATTGTTGTAAATATATATGGTCCTGAAACTGAAAAAGTATTTATTGGTTTTAGATCTTGTGGTAGTAATGATAATGAAAAAAAGTACTACCAGATTATTAATCTATTATTAAACAATAATAAATCTGGTATTATTGATACTGATTTATTGCAATCACAAAAAGTTTTAAAAGCAGGCTCAATTTTTAAACCATTAATTAATAGTGGTACTGAAATACTTTATGGAGAACCTAACCAAAATCAGGATATTGAATCTGTCAAGGAATTATTATTGAAATCAATCGAAAAGATTAAAGAAGGTAAATTTGATGATTGGCTAATTAAAGCATGTATTAATCAGATGAAAATTCTAAGAATAAATGAATTTGAAAAAAATGGATCAAGAGCATTTTCATTCGTAAAATCATTTACTGAAGAATACAATTGGGAAGATTATTTAAAAGTATTTAATGATTTAGAAAAAATCACAAAAATAGATATTATTAATTTTGCTAATCAACATTTTAAAGACAATTATGTAGTAGTTTTTAAAAGAAAAGGTATTGATAACACAGTTATAAAACTCGATAAGCCGAAAATATCGGCAATTGAAGTAAATAAAGACCTAAATTCGGAATTTTACAAAAGCTTTATCAAAATTTCTGTAATACCAATTTTACCTGAATTTATTGACTACGAAAAATCCATTTTAAAAAGCAAATTAAAAAATAATATTGAGCTTAATTATATTAAAAATCAAAGCAATGATTTATTTAAATTGTATTATATAGTTGATATTGGTAAAAAACATAATAAATATCTTGATATTGCTTTAAGTTATTTAACAAAATTAGGAACATCGAGCCTTTCACCACCTGATTTACAAAAAGAACTTTTTAAATTGGGATTGGAATTTAAAGTCTCTGTTGATGATAATCGAGCAATTGTTTCATTGACAGGAATTGATGAATCATTTGATAAAGGAATTGAGATTTTAGAAAATATAATCAATACTTCTTTACCTGACACAAAAATATTTAATGATTTTATAAATAGTTATTTAACTTCCAGAGAAAATTCAAAATCAGATAAAGACCAAATATTTTGGAGTGGATTATTAAATTATGGTCAATATGGAAGAGTAAATCCATTCACAGACATTCTTTCTTCAAATGAAATAAAAAAAATAAAGCCTGATGATTTAACTAATTTAATTAAATCAATATTAAGCTATAAGCACTATATTTTTTATTATGGTAAAAGAGATTTAAGTGGTGTATCAAAACTATTAACTGAAAAACATAAGATACCTAATGATAAACTCAAAGATACACCTAATGGAAAAATATTTGAAACAAAAAAAACCGATAAAAATCAAGTCTATTTTGTAAACTATGATATGGTTCAAACATATATTTTATTAATGCAAAGAAAAGAAAAATTTAACAGTAATGTTTATATAAAATCAAAGGTTTTCAATGAGTATTATGGTGGTGGTTTATCTTCTATTGCATTCCAAGAAATTAGAGAATCAAAAGGATTGGCATATTCTGTTTATGCAGCATTATTTAATGCAGAAAAGGAAAACGAAAATAATTATTTGTTAGGATTTATGGCAACTCAACCAGACAAAATGCAATCAGCAATTGAAGAAATGAAAAAACTATTCTATAAAATGCCAAAATCTGATAATTTATTTTATTCAGCAAAAGAATCAGTCAAAAAGAATATTGAAAGTGAAAGAATTACGAAGGATAAAATATTCTGGAAATATTTAGCTTTGAAAGATTTAGGTGTAAATTATGATATAAGAAAAGATATTTATCATGATATACAAGATTTTTCATTTAAAGATTTAAATGATTTTTTTGATGATAATATAAAAAGTGAAAAATTCACTTTCTTAATTATGGGTAATAGAAATACTATAAATATCGACAATTTAAAGTCAATTGGTAATGTTAAAGAGCTATCAGTTGAAGAAATTTTTAATTATTGAGAGAATTTTATTGGAATTAATTTCAAGATTAGGGTTTTGTGAAGTAATTTTAAATAGATTTAATATAAAAGAGAAGATACAGTATTATTACAATTTTACTTTTTTAATTTAAAATTGTGAAAATAGTTTGCAAACATTCACATGAAATTTCTAAATAAAAGTGAAAAAGATAAAAATGATATATTCTAAATTAAACTTTCAGAATAACACTTTCAGATTGTTGCTGAAGTCTGTGGTATTGAGACGGCACAGCTTTTGATAAAAGAACTTGGTGGGATAACATTGAGTATTCCCATGGTTAATTCTTTACGTACTTTGATAGAGAGATATGTTTCAGAAAATGCAAAAGAAATACCTATCAAGAAAATAGCCAGGGAGCTTGGAATGAATGAAAGAGCAATTTCAAATATTTTAAAGAGATTGAAATAATCTTGATATTAGTAAGAGCTAATTTGTGTAATTTTGTATTTCGTTTTTTGAGAGTAGGTAAATAATTGAGTTTCAATAAAAATGTTGTGTAAACAACTGATCTCTTAAGATTGTTTTGAAATTGATTTGAGTAAATAGTTATAAGAATAAATGAAATGAATAGAGACCTTTATTTTAAATATATAGACGAAAAACTTCATGTTTTGGCAAACAGGATTGAAACAAGAGGTAAACTTAATATTCTTGATATTCATTTACATTCAGAGAATTTTTATCTTCATTTCTTCAACATGCTTTATGGATATCAGCTTGAAAATTTAAATTCAAAATTGCAAAATGTTGAAGCAATTGATTTGATTGACCATAAAAACAAAATAATCATCCAAGTATCTGGAACATGTTCTAAACAAAAAGTTGAATCTGCTCTTGGAAAGCAAATATTAGATAATTATAGAAATTATTCTTTTAAATTTATTTCCATTGCAAAGGACACATCGGAATTAAGGAAGAAAACGTTTAATAATCCCTATTCATTAACGTTTACACCCAGCATAGATATTTTCGATATAGTTACTTTGTTAAAAGAAATTTTAAGCAAAAAGGCTGAAGAAATAAAAAAAATATACAATTTCATAAAAGATGAACTTGGTGGCGAAATAGATATCGTGAAGCTTGATTCAAATTTAGCATCTGTTATAAATATTCTATCAAAAGAAAAATGGGATGATGCTAATAAAAGTGAATTTGTTAATAGCTTTGAAATTGAAAGAAAAATAACCCATAATGATCTGAAAGATTCAAAAGGATTGATAGATGAATATTGTCAATTTTATGGAAGAGTTGACCAGAAATATTCTGAATTCGATGCAATGGGTACAAATAAAAGCAATTCAGTTTTAGCAACTATCAAAAGAGAATATTTAAAAATAAAGAGTTCTGGAAATGCTGATTTTGTATTTTTATCTGTCATTGAAAAAATTAAAGATAAAGTCATAGAAAGTGCCAATTTTGTTGAACTTCCTATAGATGAAATAGAGCTATGCATCGACATTTTGGTTGTTGATGCATTCATTCGTTGTAAAATATTTGAAAACCCTAAAGACTATAATTATGCTATTGCCTGATAACATACATCCAGATAAAAGCATCTATTATAATGGTGCCCTTGTATTACAAATTCTTCAAAAGAAAGAAGGATTAGATTTAGTCAACCTTTATCATGAAGTAAAGCAACAGAAAGAATTAACATTTCCTGTTTTTATTTTATGCTTGGATTGGTTGTACATTGTAAATATTGCTGAAGTTATAGACGGTAGGGTAGAATTATGTTCTTAAAATCGCTGAAAATAACAAAAGGAGCAATGGTTATACGGGATATTGAGTTTCGCAAAGGAATAAATTTAATCGTAGATAACAGTGCAGGTAAAATTACAGGTAATAGTGTTGGAAAAACAACTGTTCTTAAACTGATTGATTTTTGTTTTGGTGCCGACAAAAAAAATATTTGGGAAGATCCAGAGAATAAAAAAGAAGTTTATAATCTCGTAAAAAATTATTTAATAGACAATGAGATATTAATTACCCTTACTTTGACTGAAAATCTTGATAATGAGTTTACTAAAGAGTTAGTGATTGAGAGAAACTTTTTAAGTGCTAGAAGTAAAGTAATAAGAAAAATAAATGGAGAAAGTCTTACAGAGGATGATTTTGAGCCCAAATTAACTGAAATTCTATTTCCTGAACATTTTTCTGATAAACCTACACTGAGACAAATAATATCTCATAATATTAGATATAATGATTTAAGTATAAATAACACACTGAAAACCCTTAATAGATATACTACTGATGCTGAATATGAAACTTTGCACTTATTCCTATTAGGATGTGAGTTTACAAATGGGGATAGCAAGCAAAAGTTGCTAGAAAAAATAAAACAAGAAAATACCTTTAAAAACAGATTGGAAAAAGTCCAAACTAAATCTGCATATGAAACAACACTGTCTTTAATCGAAAATGATATTGAGGAACTTAATAGAAGAAAATCAAATCTTAATTTGAATGAAAATTTTGAATCTGACCTTGATGCTTTAAATAAAGTGAAATATAATATCAATAAACTTAGTTCAGAAATAAGTAAATTGAATATTCGAAAAGACCTGATAAATGAAGCTGTATCAGAATTGAAAGCATCAAGTTCAACAATAGATACTAATCAACTAAATCAAATTTACCAACAGGCTACCGATGCTTTAGGAAAGTTACAGAAGTCATTTGAAGATATGGTTGAATATCATAATAAAATGATTTTTGAAAAGATAAAGTTTATCTCAAACGAACTCCCAACAATTATATCAAAAATTGATATAAATAATATTCAATTAACCAAACTTTTAGAAAAAGAAGAGGAGTTATCTCAGATTATATCGAAAAGTGATTCGTTTGAAGAACTTGAGATTCTTATCGGAGAATTGAACGAAAAATATAGGCTTAAAGGTGAATATGATAATATTGTTCAGCAGTTAACAGAAGTTGAAAATAACCTTGAATCATATAATGAGACTTTAAGATCAATTGATGAAGAATTATTCTCTGATGATTTTGAAGCAATTGTAAAGACTCAATTGAATAAGTTTAACAGGCATTTTTCAACAGTATCAGAGTTGTTATATAATGAAAAGTATGCTTTAAAATACGATAAGGTTATAAATAAAATAGGACAACGACTTTATAAGTTTAGTGCATTTAATACAAATTTCAGTTCTGGAAAAAAACAAGGAGAGATTTCTTGTTTTGATATAGCGTATACTTTTTTTGCTGATGAAGAAAACATTCCTTGTATGCATTTTATCCTTAATGACAAAAAAGAATTGATGCATGATAACCAACTTGTTAAAATCGCCAATTTGGTTAACAAAAGTGAGATCCAATTTGTTGCATCAATCTTGAGAGATAAACTACCAGATGATTTAAATAAAGAAGAATTTTTTATAATTGAACTGTCTGAAGATAGTAAATTATTTAAAATTTAAGAGTTAGAATAGATCGGTTTATAATAAAGTTGGTGATATTTAATCTTATCGCGCTTAAATTTATACTATATATTGAATTTTAAATAAAAAAATTTATAGTATCTTCCTAATCTTCCTCCGTCAAGTAATAAAAGGTCTAGTTGGTATCTGAATAACGAGTTTCTGCTCTTTTTTTATCTTTACATGAGCTTTTCTATTTGATTAAACAAATCGTTAGTAATTTTGAATAATAAATTTGCAACGGAACACGAAATGAATTAAAAAGTTATTCAAATAATATTTAAAGGTAAGTTATGGAAACAATGGATTTATTTTCTTTAGAAGAAATCAAGGATATCATTCGTAATGAGGTTCAAAAGGTAATTAAAGAAAATCTCAGAAAACCATTTTTAACAATTGAAGAAACTTGTCTGTACTTAGGTATTAGTAGAAGTACCTTATATATGTGGAATGGTAAAAACAAAATTCCCTATTATAAGCCAGAAGGGAAAAATATTTTTTATAAATTGGAAGATCTCGATGCTTTTATTTTAAATCCCAAAAATAGAATAAAATCACACAAAGAGATTGAATCAGAAGTTAGAACAAAGATAGTACTACAAAGGATGAGTCCAAAGAAATCAAAGTTCAAATTATTGTAGCAATATAAAGAGAATTTCTTCTAAATTCTCTTCGGTCAAGGTTATGTATGGACGAGCTGGAATCTGTAATACAGGTCTCAGCTCTTTCTTTTTTGTAAGTGCCAGAGCTTTCCAACTTTCAAAACCTGTTTCATAAAATTTAGCCCAGAAGAATTTTCTCATTCTTGAAGTAATCGGAATTTTTGGCTTTACGGTACCTCCAAATTGATGAATAGCAGCATAAGGAGAATTTGCTGAAATTACTACAGATGATTTGCCTTGTGGTCTTACTTCAATTGTTGACATCAGACCTTTACTTCGATTCAAGGTTGGTTCTAATTCCCAACCCAACCTTTGATATTTTTCTTTAGTAGATGAAGCAAGAGCTTTCCATTTCTGTGAACCGCCGGAAAAAATTGTTATGTCTGCTTCATTGCCATCCCAACGACCTCTTTCATCAAAATTTGCTGTAATTGCTCTGTCAATCAGTGCAGAAACCATTTCAAGTACCGGTGTAAGGTCATCATATTGACTTTTTAGATTTCTGAAAACACTGTTTAATTGTGATATTATCTGTTCGTTTATCATTGTTTTAGCATTTCCTCCAAGGCTTTTCTTATTCCATCAACATAGTTATTGACTATAGGCTCCCATGCTTTCAAAGGAGTTAATTGAAAATCAGTACTCTTCTCCAAATCAGGTAAATATTTATGTCCTTCTTCGAGCTTGGAATCATCTTTTATTGGCACAACTGAACATTTGCAACCGAATCCCGAAGGAGGATAAATCTTTTTCCAAATAGGATCGTCATGCCTGAACACTTTCCCGTTTAATAAACTGTGGTCATGTCTTTTAGTCGGTCTTTCAATCTGGGTGTATTTCCAGTATGGATATAAATTTGAAATAAGTTTCTGTTGCTTGAATTTTCCTTGAGAATATGACATCTGCATATTTGTATCATAAACTACTTTTAACCTTGATGGAGCGATACCTGTCCATCCGGATTCTGTTAGTCTTTTCAGAAGTTTTTCTCTAAATTCTGATAAGCTCCAACCTTCAGTTTTAGCTTGTTCAATATAGTCATAAATGAGTTGAAGTATATCTGCATTCATAACTTTTGCAACTGTAAAAGCCTTGTTGTGAGCTTCAGCATCCAATTCATCCCAATCAGTTGATACTTTCAAGTTCTTTCCTCTTTGCTTTAGCCACTCAATAGCTCTTTCTGGAGAAAGTTTGAAAGCAGTCTGTAAAGGATCTTCAAAGCTAAAAATTTTTAGTTTAGGTATTGAACCTGTATTCTTGTAAAAATCTACTATGTATTTATCTTTTTCCACTTATGAAACCACTCCCTGTAGCTATTAGAATACCTTTCGCCAAGAAGTCTTCAAGTTCGCTTGTTTCCAAATCCGGAAACATTTCAACAATTTTGTCCTGAATCTCATTATAGGAAGTACCATGTTCAATCATATCAAGGACAGGTTTCAACACTGCTTGAGTTAGTTCATCAAACTGTGAAATGTCATAAGGTGATTTTTGAGTTGTAATACCATTTTCGCTGAATGGCGAAATTGGTTGCGTGGCAGATGCAATCTCAATTTCATCATCTTTAAAACCATAATTTCTTTTGAAGTATTCTTTGGTAAATTTTATTTGATTTGTTGATGCAAGAGCTTGGTCACGTTGTGCCAAAGTCATATCTACGTCCTGTTCTTCAAACAACACAAATTTTGGCATTTCCGTAACAGTTTCAAAGTTAAAATCAATTATCCACTCTATAAGTTTGTTTAACCAGTATTCTACAAGCTGTTTATCCGAATCTACTACATCCTTGCGTACCTGCAAGTGAGTTTGGGACATGGCATAAGAACCTGTGTCGCCTTGTTCTGTTGTTAGAGTTTGAGAAAGGATTGCTTTGGAAATTTCTGCATTACAGAAATGAAGCAAGTTTTTGTAGATGTCTGCTGAACTTCCTTTTGCCGATTCTAAGATGTCAATATTTACTTCTTCTTCTGTAACAGCTATACCATCCTGTTGCAGTTTCTCAAGAACATTGAACAGTTCAAAAGCTTCTTCCTGACCTTTACCCAAAGCAATTTTGCCATGAAGAAAAGGCATACCATATTTTTGTGTATAGATTGACCAGAGTTTCATTCCACCTTTTTTGAATACAACCGGATAATAACATTTAGCAAGAACTGATTCTCCGTAAGGATTGTCATAAGTTGCATTATTTTGAACAACAAGGAATTTTTTATTCGGTAATAGAAAACCATTGGCTTTGAACCTGTCCCTGAATCGAAGCATATTATTTCCATCAAATTCAAACCACCAGGAAGGTTTACCTTTAATATCTTTTGGTAAGATAAAACCATCTCTTTCTCCCCAATAAATTTCCAAGGGTTTAAATCCATATAAAGGTGCATCGAGTAAATCACTGATTATCTGTCTCATATTTAAATCATTGAATATTTCTTCAATAAATAGAGCTTCATTTGATTTCTGACCACCTCTGTTTATTTCCCATTCAAGAGACATCACACCTGCTTTCCTGGATTGAACACAACTTGAAACATGGGCATCATATAGGAAATTTCTATAAGTCTCAAGTGTTTCATTATTTTTCTGTAAAACCACATCAGGATTAGGAAGCAACTCATTCATTGAGCTAAAAAGAAAAGCCTGTCTTGTGGCTATAACTCCAAGAGGATAAGGTCTCGATTGCTGATTTACATTTTGAACTTGTCTATCCTGACTATCGCTAAAAAGATTCTTTATATTTTTTATGAAACCCATAAATATTCTCTAATAAGTGGTGAAATAATTTTCCTTTTTTCTATCGTATTTGGTAAGCAGACCAAGATTCTTACCTGAGGAACTACGTTTTCTCAAATAATCGAGAGCTTGAGTAATGCTGTCAACAATATCATCGTGGTTTCCATAAGGAAATTCAGAACATTCATTGATAATATCAGCAAGAAATTGAGCATCTTTTGGAATAAATACTTTACCTGCTTCGAGTAGTGGCGTTATCAAATGAGCTCTTGTAACCTTGTCTTTTATAGCAGGAATAGCTTTAATAGGAATCTTGGTTTCCCTTTGCAAAACCTGAATTAGACTTTGACCACTTGCGGCATCCTCGATAAGAACTACATTGGGTTTGTGTTTATGATACTGCATGATAACCTGTCTTTGTAGGTCTGGGAATAAAACCTTAGCTCTCCAATAATCAATTAAGAAATAACCTTTGTCGGTCAAGAGCCAGGTAGTACAAACAGAGTAATCGTTTTGCTGTTTTTCTTTGAATGCTGTATCCCAAGACTGAATAAGAATAGAACCATTAGGAGCTTCTTCATATTCTTTCCACCATTCAGTTTTGAAGATTTGATATTCAGTTGCTATCGGTTGTTGTTGATATAATGCAGAAAACCAATAAGAACCGATTTGATTTTTAATATTCTGGAGCTTTTCTTCCGGATACCTTAATTTCCAAAGCGGTTCTCCTTCTTCTCTTCCAAGCATATCATTTTCTTTGGCTATTGCAGGAAAGCTTAGAACTTCCCATTTATCATCAGAATTAGTATCATTGACAAGTCTTCCAGCAAGATCGTCAAAATGCCATCTGGTCATGATAACAATAATTGCTCCATCAGGTTCAAGTCTTGTATATGCAGTTGCTCTGAACCAGTCATAAGTTTTGTCCCTGTATGTTTTACTGTTAGCTTGTTCATCATTTTTTACAGGGTCATCAATTATCAAAACATTTGCTCCCTTACCTGTTATAGCTCCACCAACACCTGTGGCATTCAAACCTCCTTCATGCCCCAAAACATCCCAACGGTAAGCAGAATTAGATAATCTATTTAATTTTATTCCAAATAAATCATCTCCATGCTCTTCCAAAAGTTCTTTGGTCTTTCGTCCCCACGAGGCTGCAAAACCAGCTTCATAAGAAACAAGTATAATTCTCCTGTCCGGATAAGTTCCAAGATACCATGCAGGAAAATATCTTGAAATTAATTCAGATTTTCCATGTCTGGGCGGCATGTTGACGATTAATCTCTTTGTTCTTCCTCCTGCAACATCGAGCAGTTTTTTATTCAATATGTTAATGTGAGGTGCTATCTGATACCTCCCTTTCGACAGATACATCGCCATTGTAGCCGGACTTGCCGTTTTGAGCATCTCCCACGGCAGAGAGGAATTTAAGTAAAGCTTCTGCTGATTCTTCGTCATTTGCTACAATCTCCCCGAATTTATCCTTTTGCGGTTGTAAAAGAATTGTGTTTTCATTTCTTCCTATCTCTGTTGGTACTCCCCGGGCAATTCTTTCGATATTTACAAGATTTCCATAACTTCTGCTAACCTGAATAATCAAATCAATAAGCTCTACAGTTGTAAGCTTATTCAAATCTTCAATGGCAGGCATCTTGTTATCTTTATCTTTTTTCAACCTTTCAGAAAAGGCTGTAACAGGCAGAAAGACAATTCTTTGAAAAGTCTCCGCCTGTTGTGCCTGCCTTTCATTCATTTTCTGAATACTTTCCTGTTGCTTAATCCTGTTCTTTCTGTCTTCGTCATCATCAAAAGCTCTTACTCTAACTTGCCAGTTATTTTTTCTTGACCAGACTGCAAATTGAGTTTTACTTTTTTTCCCAAGTCTGTCCAGAAGAGCGCTGAAACTTCTGTTTTGACGAAGATCACGATATACACAGAAAGCTTTAAAGGCTTTATCGGTTTCCCTAGGAAGTCTTTCCCAGGGTAGATTTGCCCACTGTTCCGACATTATTCAGTACTCAATTCCTTTTTACATAATTCAAGTAGTTTCAAAGCAGGTTCTTTTCCTAAAACCTTTTCGATGATTTCTGCTTCTTCATTTGCAAAGATTAGACTTACTCTGTATAGTTTGGTCTGTTGTCTTGCCATCTCACGTTCTTCTTCATTCTTGGCTATTTGAATCAAAGCCTGTCTTTCTTTGATTGTTTCAACTGCTTTGGTTGAAGCTGCAGTAATCATTTCTCCTCCATGAGTTGTACCGTCAACCTGTCTGGAGGTGGTATTGGTGATTTGACTATCTTCATCTGAGAGTTCAGAAGGTTCCCAAGATTGAGAATAATCGTCATTAGCAAGAGCTTCAGGAACCGGAATATCTTCCAGCAATCTGTTTACTTCTTCATCAGTAAGCATAAGAGAATCCTGTGCCCAATCCAATGCTCCGAGTTCCTGCAAGTCCCTCAAAACCTGAACTGATAATTCCATGTCTTCGCTTCCTCTTGCTCTATTATGCCTAAGAGTAGCTATTCTCATTTGCTCAGGTGTCATATCCACATAAACAACGGGAATTTCTTTGTAACCAAGAACACTTGCCGCTCTCCATCTGTGCTCTCCGTCAACAATCATTTTAGTTGCTTTTTGAACTATAATTGGTTGAGTGAAACCGTCCTCTTCCATAGACTTAATCAAAAGCTCAAAGTCATGTTCGCTTTGTCTGTTTGGATTATAGTTATTCGGTTTGATAGAATCTATCGAAACATATTCGATAGCAAGTTCTTGCAAGGAAACATTCTTCTTCTCAATTTCCTTTTTGCCTTTTCTGATGATTTTTTCAGTAACAGCCTTTTGAGTGGCTTCTGGTGTGGTGTTGTAATTTTCCATTTTTAAAATCCTTATAATTTTTGAATAGTTAAACCTTGTTGGCTATAATAGTCAATTAAACAGGCAAGTCTTCTCTTGTTCAATTCAGTACCAAAGAAAGTTTTGCCTAATGAATGAGCAGTTCTGCCAGTTAAACCTCTTCCTGTACACAAGTCAAGAACAGAGTTAACATCAGGTTCAAACTGCATTGCAAATCGGGGTGTGTAATCGTCATCAATTCCGGTGAAATCAAAATCAATAATCGTTGGAGAATCAAAAGAATATCGAATCAAAAAGCAGGGATTTTTCTGATAATATTTGATTTTCCAGACATTAGTAACAATGCCATTTAAAGAATTAATCAGGTCCTTAACGAAGTCAAGATTCTGACTACCCATTTCGATATAGTTTATTTTTCGAGAATGAATACTAATCAGAGTAATCAACTTTTTGATAAAAGAATCA